ACATTCCAGTCGAGGAGTGGCTGGAACTGATCGCAGGTGGAGTGTTTGTTGGATCAATCAAGAACATCCCAGCTCGTGTGAAGAAGGATCCTCGCTACAAGGACATGGTGCTTCTGAGGAAGCTATCCCCAAATAACTCTTGAGAAAAATCGGGAAAGGAACACCATGAAGATTGCCGATGGAATGCGGGCCGTAGTTTATCGGAACCTCCACAAGGGGTGCTGGTCTGTGAAGAGCCTGGCGACAGGAAGGGTGGTGGCGCACCGAGATGAGGTCTGGGTGGAGGGGGCAACATTCAGGGTTTCATCCGCAGGTCGGGCTCGTGTTTTGCGCGAAAGGTCCAAGAATGTCCACGCCGGGGTCGTGGGAATCGTATCTTTCAGCGGAAATCGAAAACTAGCTGCATCTGGAGAGCGTATCCGCTACAATCCGTATGAGACGGAAACCTTTGTCAGGTCAGGAGATGGTGCTCCCGTCCACCATGCAGAACTCGTATACTTGACAGGGAGCGGGCAGGTCTTCGCCTCCCCTTCACGCACCACCACCCAAAAGGAGTCACCAGAGTGTCCACCAAAAGTTCCACCCTCAACGCCGAGCGTCTCATCCTCGTGATGGCTGAAGCAGGCGCTGCTGTGAAGAGGGATCCGTCGCGCAAGATGGCCTGGAGCATGGGGGTTAGGCTGGTGCAGAAGTCATCCGAGGCAGAAACAGAGGAAGATGTCCTCAGCCTCTTCGCGGCTGCCACCAGTTGCTTTGAGTCGGCCGCAAAGGGTGGTCAGCTCGTCGCCCAAGGCGCGTAAAATCAGGTGCAGGCTCCCGTAGCTCAGTTGGATAGAGCACGGCTTTCCTAAAGCTGAGGTCGCAGGTTCGAACCCTGCTGGGAGCGTTCAGACCTGGCACCGGCGCGCAGGCAGGGGGGCACACCGATATGGACAAGCACCGAATCACCGACCACATCGAACCACTGATGTGGTGGTGGATCACCACCGTCCCCAAGTGGATGCAACCGCGCATCTTCTGGACGGGTTACTATTGGGTGCTGGACAGGAACACATGAAGATCATCACCGACCATCGCGGCGTCAGCCACCGCCTGCAGAGCTCCGACTACCACAGGGGCCACCTGTGGATGACATTCCGTTCGGACGACGGCAGCACCTTCGACATCACCATGACAGCATCGGAGTTGGCATCCGCACTCCGTGGGGCGTTCGCCATGGCCGGCGAGTGTCACCGCCAGCGCGGCAACCGCGCAGGGTCGGAACTTTGCGCCGAGGTGATGAGGGTGGCCGACCTGATTGACTCCGACATCCCCTGATGGGAACGGATGGGGTGGGATTCGAACCCACGGGAGACGGGCTCCGTCGGTTTAGTAAACCGATGCCTTAGACCACTCGGCCACCCATCCAGGGAACGGACAGGGTGGGATTCGAACCCACGGTAGGATTGCTCCTACACAGCATTTCCAATGCTGCTCCTTCAACCGCTCGGACACCTGTCCAACAAAAGAATTGTACGATCCCTGATCTGGTCACCACCAGGGTTTCGGCGACGGCATACCGGCGCGCAGAACGGGGAGGGCGCATGTAAGGAGACAACACCATGTACCACCACCAAAACAATATCGAATACTTCAAGGTTCGTGCCGTGCGACCCCTGAAGGCAACATACGGCGGCGCAAGCCTCTGGTCTTACCGCCTTCTGGCCGGACGCAAGACAGAGGTCCGCACGATCAGACTGTGCCTTGAATACCTCGAAGAGGTCCGTGGTCGTTATCAGCTTTCTGTGGGGATTCATGCGTTCATTCCCAAGCGGACTTGGGACACATCGAAATACGGCCTCATCTACACAGACAACCGCTGGGAGCGTGAGTTCAGGGCTGGTATGAAGCAGGCTTTCCCCGTGCTGAAGGCGGTTCAGGGCGTAAGTTACACCGAACAGGGGCAGCAAGGCGATAACTACGTCAGCCTGACTGGGGATGTCTTTGGCAAGCAGAAAATCCGCGATTTCGCAGAGGCCATCGGGGCTAGCGACATCCTTGACGACATGTTCGTTGAGTGTGAAGAAGATGACGAAAGGGGATTCAAGTGAACAGAGACGACAGCATTTTCGACGAGGAGACCCACGTTTTTCGCCCTTCCTCCAACAGGCCGGCGCCTCCCATCGTGTCCGTGGACAGGAAGATGGAACTGTCCCGTTTCACCAGCGGCGACTACATGTTCTACCCCCTGCCACCAGATGAGGAGTGGGTCCGCCGTGAGGGGTGTGACATGTATCATTGCCTCGCCGTTTGTCAGGACAGCTACTGCCACCGCATGAGGATGGGCGAGATCGAGGTGTGGTCCATGACACACATCCCGACCAACACCCCCGTCGTTGACATCGAGGTGGCCATCACCCGTTCCTCCTATGGTGGCCCCGTGTCCAGGCCCACGGTGAGTCAGGTCCGTGGGGTGGCCAACCAGTGCCCCCCTGATGACGAGCTTCTGCCCCACATCGTATCATTTTTCAACAGCGAAGTCGGGTCGGCGTGGCATGTTGGCGAACATGGGGTCAAGAACTTTGACAACCAACTTGACGGTGATCTCGTGATGCGACGCTGGGCGGCGCTCGTGGTTGCGGGCACGCATACCGGCGCGCAGGATTAGAAGGACAGAGGCGTGTCCCGTGCGGGGCGCAACAAAAGCAGAAACAACCAACAGAGGAAACCATGAGCAGCAAAGAGATCAAGGACACTGGCGCAAAGACGAAGGACCTTGTGTCGTTCATCAAGCGCAACCGCAAGACAGGAATCCCGACCTTCGTGTTCGGCCCCCCTGGCGTCGGCAAGAGCGAGATGGTTCACCAGGCTGCGGATGGCGATGCCGTTATCGACGTTCGCCTGTCGATGCTGGACCCCGTTGACCTGCGTGGCCTGCCCACCACCATCCCCGATGGCAAGGGCGGCACGAAGGTTGCTTGGGCACTACCCGATTTCATCCCCGCAGACGGCAAGGGTGTCATCTTCTTCGACGAGCTCAACACCGCACCCGTCGCCGTTCAGAACGCAGCCCTACAGATCATCCTCGACCGCAAGTGCGGCCCCCACAAGCTCGGGGACGGGTGGTACATCGTGGCCTGCGGGAACAAGTCATCGCACAAGGCCCATGTGAACCCCCTGTCTGCCCCCCTCCGCAACCGCTTCTCCATCGTGGATTACGTCCCCTCTGTTGAGGCTTGGACGGGTTGGGCGGTGAACAACGGAATCCACGACCACATCGTTGCATTCCTCAACTTCAGCCCCGACCACCTCTGCTCGTCCCCAAGCGACGAATACAGCAACTTCGCATCGCCTCGTTCCTGGGCGCGGGTTTCGCGGTTCGTGGAGGATGGCATGGCGAAGGACATCGAGGCAACGACCTCGCTAATCGGTCGCGGTTCGGCGGTGGCTTTCTCGTCTTTCTGCGAGGAGATCGAGGATATGCCGAACATCGACGCGCTGATCGCAGGGGAGCAGAAGTTCTCCCACACGGGCAAGCGCATCAGCATTTCCTACGCTGTCGCAACCACCATCGCCGCTCGTCTGCTCCGCAGCGATTCCAAGAAGCTGACGAAGGGGTATGTGGATCGTTGTGTGGATATCGCAGCCGAACTCCCTGCGGAGATCGCCTGCCTGTTCTTCGTCATGTGCCTCGGCAGCAGCAACGATTCGGCTCGTGCGCTCCGCGTCAAGGTTCTCACCTCCAGCGTGGGACAGGCGTGGGCGGAGAAGCATCGTCACCTCCTTGAGAAATACAACGTCAGCAGTCTCGCTGACTGATGATCCTCTGTTGTGGATCGCCCCGTCCCCCGAGCATTGCGGGGTGGCGGGGCGGTTCGATGGATACCGGCGCGCAGAATCACGAGGGCATGGACATGAGCAAGAATGCAGCAGAAAACGGCATCCCGCAGCATGAGGTGGACGCCGCCCGAGAGCGCATGAGCGGAATCACTTTCGCCATGTACCGCAACTTCCCGTTCTTCGCGCTCCTGGCGGAGTCGTGCAACATTCGGATGTCGGACGACTGCCCTACTGCCTGCGTGGACAAGCGCGGTAACATCACTTTCGGACGGAAGTTCATGTCCGAACTGAATGACGGGCAACTGATCTTCATTCTTGCCCATGAGGTGTTCCATGTGGCATTCGCCCACTTCGACCGCCGTGGTTCGCGTGATCCATTCCTTTGGAATGTGGCGGGAGACTACGCCATCAACCTGCTCGTCAGGGATGGGATGTCCACGGTTGTCGGCAGCGAGAAGCGCACCCCCGCAGGCTACATCCCGAAGGACATCCTGATGGATGACAAGTACGCGGATATGTCCACCGAGCAGATTTACGAGGACATCATCAAAAACGCCAAGAAGGTCAAGGTCAAGTGTTCTCTGTCGGGCGACATGAAAGATGGCGGTGATGATGGTCAGTCTGTGCCCATCAAGTCAGCGCGGGCCAAGACTCCCGACACAACGGAGGGATGGCAGCAGACTATCGCCACGGCGATGACGAGGGCCAAGCAATGCGGCAAGCTGCCTGAAAGCCTTGAGCGTGCTGTCGGAGACTTCCTCAAGAGCAAGGTAGATTGGGCGGAGCAACTTCGTCAGATGCTCCGTCATGGGGTGTCGCGCATCAACAGGGACTTCTACACCTTCGTCCCCTGCAACCGCCGTTTCGTCCATCAGGGTGTATACATCCCCTCCCTTGTCGGGTATGACGCACCGAAGATCGCGTTCGCCATCGACACTTCGGGTTCGATGGGAGATGAGGAGGTTTCGCAAGCCCATGCCGAGATCGACTCCATCCGCAAGCAGTTTGGGTGTCCCGTCTACGTCATGTCCTGCGATGCCGATGTCCACAGCGGAGAGTGGGTCGGCCCCTACTCCGACCTTCCCATGCCCGTTGGTGGTGGAGGCACGGACTTCCGCCCCGTGTTCAGCCACCTGGTTGACAACCGCATCCCTGCCGATATCGTGGTGTACCTGACGGATGGGTACGGAGAGTTCGGAGATGATCCAGGGATCGAAACCATCTGGGTGATGACCACCCATGAAGCCCCTCCGTGGGGCAGTCATGTCCAGATCGGAGTCGATGCGTGACACACCCATTTCAGCAGATGTGCGAGGTTCCATCGTTCCGAAACGGGATGATGGCATCCTTGTCCATGCGTCCAGAGGCTTCAGTCTCCGACATGGCTTCTGCCCTGTGCGTCGGTTGGCCTCTCCTTGCGGAGATGTGGCCTGTCCAAGCTGACGGTCGAGAGGTCGTTGACATCTGCCGACTTGCGGACAAGACCCGAAGTTTCAGGGGCATCGAAATGCCACCCTTCATCGGGGCTTCTAGGTTTGTCCTGTTGTGCATGGGAGCAGAGTCGGTTCATATCAGCAAGTCAATGTCCCCGGCAGGAAAGCAATCCCTCCAGGTGAACATCGACGGCGTTGGTCTTGATGATTTTGACTCAAGGATGAACGCACCTTTTGATGGGCATTGGCCCGGTTTCGTGGCCGTGGTTGATGGGGCCATACTTGCCGGAGCCACCAACTTCATCTCCATCACCACCGACTGGCACCTTCCGAGCGGAAAGTTCTTCACCAGTATTGTTGGACCTGCGGGGGCCG